GACCAAAAAAGAACAACTATCCTTACTAATACACTTAGTAGTTCAAGTTGTTCTTCTTTATCTGTTGCAAGTTCCTTCAGTCTTCCAAGAGGACCTTGTGGTTTTACTTCTTCTTTCTTTACTTCAGACATGGGATCAGCGTATCTATATTATATATAGACACTTAACCCTTAAAATCCCAATGGTACGGGTGATGCAGGTGTATCTGGTGCTGCTGTTGAAGGTGATGGTAAATCCAAACCTCCTCCACCTAAACCACCAAGATCTCCTAGACCACCAAGTTTATCGGTGACTGCCTCCATTACCTTGCCCTTGACGTTTTCGATAATCGCATCCTTGCGTATGAATACGTAACCGCCAAGACCAACAACGGTGAGAGATATAACACCACTTGTAATAGCGATTCCATTTACAATTTTCTGTAACATAATTCTATTTACTCAACAAACTATATATCATAGTCGCTGCCCTCTCCCATATAATCAAGTGAAACGATGTCGTGATGAACTTCTTTGTTTTTCCTAATTAACCATTCTGCAAATTCTTGACGAATAGATACCGCATCTTTTAATTGTTCAATATCACCATCAGAACATAATTCATTCATACGATCTATTGACCAATCATAAGTTTTTTTTAAAGTAGTAGTAATTTCATTCATTGTAAAAATATATTTTGTGCTTCAATATTTGAGCATTGAAATGGTTTCCAAGTATTCTCATCAACTATTTCGGGATCAATCCACCAATCTTCAAAGGGATTACCACAATTAGATACATTAGAACAAACTAATTGATATCCTTTATCTATCAAATAATCTCTTGATTTATTTAAAATAGTATCTCCATCTTGATATAAGTCATGTTCAAATGTTATTACAGAACACCTATACCTATCCAATGGAAATAGTTGTAATGCCTTGAAAGTATTATGAGATGGTTCAATATCAACAGATAGATAATCTATTCTGTCTTTCCATTTTTCTGTCATCATTGCACCTATGTAATCAAATTTAGTTGCATCTGCTAGATAACATCTATTTTTACGATCTCTATCATTATTAAACTCCCCACAAAGAGTTCTATTAATCTCTATAGAAAATCCCTCCCAATTAAAAATACTTTCCAGTATAAATGTATTATTATAAACTTTAGGTTGATAAGCTCCAATTTCAACATACCTACCATCTAATTTACCATCAAGCATTGAAAGGACAAATAAATCTTGATATGCTTGAGAATAATTTTCTAAAATTTTTTCATATCCATTAAAAGGATGTTTTAGTTTATCCTTTCTAGCATCATACGTCATTTAAAATTTCCATAATCTTTACGCATATAGCGTCCGAGTATGTTGCTATTATAATACATCGGTGTTCCATCGTCAAGTTCCTCCATCAATACGTTATGAAGAAATAATTGCTTGGTCTCTTCATAATTAACTTTACCAAGAGTTTCGTGTAAACTTATAATTTCTCTTTTGAATTTATCTTTACCATACTCTCTAACGTCTTGTTTAAGTTCGTCAGAGCTTCCGTAATACCGCTTCCAGTCAGACTCTGACGTAACACGTCGCTTGCCTCCTTTAGGTTTTCGTTTCTGGTAGAAATACTTTCTTCCGATGTACTGTCTACCATTTTGTGTATTTGTAATCCTGTAGACGTAACCGAAGAAATCGCCAATATTGTCAGAAGTGAAAGTTGCACCTTTATATAACCAGGGATTTTCATAATCTGTTTCACCCATTCGTTCATAAGTATCTTTATATGTATATATCACTAAATATTTAATAAAGATTGAATTAGATGACTGTCTATAGAAAAAACATAATAATCAATGTTGGTGAAACCTTTAGTGAAGATTTAACATTACTAAGTGCTGATGGTAATGGAGTTGTTGATTTAACAGGTTTTACTGCACAGTCTCAAATAAGAAAAAGTCCACGAAATTATCGATTTGCAGATATACAAGTTGGTATTAAAAGTGCTGCTGAAGGTTTAATCAATGTATCAATCGCAAGTTCAATAACTAAATTTTTTCAAGGTGGAAGACATGTATATGATATAGTTTTAACTCGACCTAGTGGATTTAAACTCGTAGCAGTTGAAGGTAATGCCCTTGTGAGATCAGGCATCAATACCTTTGTACATTATTATGGTTCACCATAAATAGAAACATGGCAGTTTTTAGCACCAATTTAATTATATACAAACATACTGATTTTGAGCAAACTTTTGTGCTTGAAGATAGTTTGTCAAATAGTGCTAAAGATTTAACAGGATTTACTGGCACTTGTAAGATGCAAAGAACTTTAAATCTTGGAAGTCTAACAGCATTTAATTTATCATTTACAAATAGATTACTAGGTAAGATTAGAATATCATTAACTAATACACAAACAGCAAATATTGAAGAAGGTAAATATTTTTATGAACTGATGTTAACCGATCCTAATGATGTTGTAGAAAGAGTAATTGAAGGACAAGTAATAGTTAAACATCCAGTTACGTGGCCGTCTCCTCCTCCTGAGACTCCTTTCGACCCTCAAGTTCCTTAGATTTAAAATAAAAACTCTCACACTTAAAATAAATTCTAAGTTGAGAGTATTTTGATTTGTTATAGTTGTATTCGATTGGTTTGGAGTATTCTCTGAATGGATTTCGATGGATTGATAGTTTGTCGTATTTTGATAGCATATAGTACCTTAAGGCACTTTATTTATACATTTTTGGTATCAATTACAACAGTTCGTCAGGAAAATCATACGGACCATTCATCTTCTTTTCTAACTCTCTTTCATCTAATACTTCGTTAATAATCTTTTTGATTTCTTTACGAAGTTGTTCTAACGAAAATTCAATTTTACTCATTTAAAGTTAGGTATTAATTCAAAATCCTCAGACACACCAACACCAGGTTGATAGTTCTGGGGATTTAGTTTTGCAAGTTTGACTGACTTTAGACCACCGATGATGTCAGCACGATTAATAACAGGTTTCATAATTATTACTATTTTGGATTCATCTGTTCTTCAGATTTTTTTTTCAATTTTTTACCAAGGTTTGTTACACTTTTCACAGCATTGACAACTGGTTTTGCTAGAACAGCACCAGCACCAAGAATAGCACCAACAGCTGCAGGACCACCCATTCTATCCATCTCTACAATGTCTTGAATAGTTTCTGCATCCATCTCTGTCATCACATAGTTTGCTTCTTCTATTGTAGCAACTTGTTCTGTAGATAGCAAGTATTCAAGAACTATATCATAAGGTGTAAATTCTTCCTTTGCAACCATCGCTGCTTTTTTCTCTGCTCTTTTTGCCTTGAAAGCAGCAAAACGTTCTTTTGCTCTTGCTCTCATAGAATCTTGATTTGATTGTTTGACTTGAGCAATAGTTGTATCTGGATTTTTAGCAGTTCCAGATCCTATTCTTTTAGCAGCCATCATCTGTGCTTTAGTGCGTGGTTTACCTTGCTTTGTAAACTTACTTATTTCGGGTTTTGCTTCTGGTTTTTTATCCTTAAACATAGATAAATCACCACTAGATGGTTTTCCACCACCCTTTGCACCTATCTCATTTACACGAGTACCAGATACAACGTTTGGATTTTTTGCACGAATTTCTGCTGTAGTAGGCATTGGTTTGGGTTTACCTGACATATTTTGACTGCTTCGAGAAACTCTACCTTGAGATCCTGGTTTTGCCTTTAAGACACTAAACTGTTTCTCTGCTCTTCCTTTATTTTGATTCTGTCTTGATTGAATTAATTTATCTCTATTTTTTTGATAGTTTGATTTAACCCTTGGTGTTTCTACCTTTTGATTTTTCTCTCTTTTTTGGCGAAGTTCTGCTGCCCTTTTATTTCTATTTTCATCAAGATTTTCAGGTTTAGAAACCTTTTCAGTATAAATTTTTGCAATATCTTGATATTCTTTAAAGTTCCTAAACATTTTAATAATTTAATCTACTAGAATATTTATAATATTTTTAAGTTTTTGGTGATAAATTAATTCCAATTTTGGATGGAGGTCTCTTAACTAATTTTGGTTTTTGTGCGAATGCCTTTAAACCTGTAGCTCCTAACGCTGCTTTAGCAACTCTTTTAGCAGTTTTTCTAATTGATGGATTTAGTAATGCTAATGCACTACCTGCTGCAATCGCACCGCCTGGTCCTGCTTTCTGAACAAATTGAATTCCTTTTTTAACTACTGGTTTCAATGCTTGTTTTGTTTTAGAAGGTGTGATAATTTTACCTGCTTTATTAGTGACTGCAGAAGTCGTGATTGTTTTAGTAAGAGGAGCAAATTTCTTTGCTATAGTTCTTGCTGTATCTCTAAATTTAATAGATGATTCCCCTGACTTTGCGATTGCTTTATCAATACGTAATTTTTTCTGTATTGTTCTTTGTTTTAAGCGATCAGTTTTTAATTTTTTATTAAAAGATTTCTGTTGTGTTTTAAGAGCAGATTGCTTATCTATATCTGCCTTTATTTTAGCAACTCTCTGATCTCTGGTTGAACCATCAGTATAAACTGTTCTTTCTGCTTTTCTTCCCTTATAGTATGTTCTTTTCTGACCTTCTGGTCTATTTTTATTTTGTTTATTAATTTCATCAGTATAATCTTGTGCTTTAGTATCAACAAATTTCTTGACTATCTTTCTTGCTCTTCCTTTTTCACCTTTTTTTGGTTGTGTTATATTTTTTTGAATGTCACTAATTAATTTTTTAGTCTTATCTGCATCACCTGTTTTTGGATTAACAGTAATTTTATCTAATTTTTCTATAGAAGCATCTCTTTTATCAAGTGCACTAACTGTTACTTTTTTACTTTTACCTGGTATTGTTTTTTTAAGAGGTCTATCAACTACTCTGTTTGCTTTTCTTCTAAATTGACCTTGATCCGCTGGAGGAGTTGTAATACCTTGTCGGATTTGTTTATTAGTAACCGTCGTGCCACCAACATCAATTGTTCCAGATTTTCCATCCTTCGCAGCTTTAGTTTGTTTAGCTAGATTAGTTAAAAATTCTTTTTGTTTTTTATCAGTTATTCTTATATTTTGATCATATTTTTTTAAGTTCTTTTTACCCTCTGGAGATAAATCACCAGGTTGTTCAGAAAGAGTATATCTTTTATTTTTTAATTTCTCAAAGAGAGTCATCTTCTTCAGACACTTTTTTAGTATTTATATCATATGCTTCATAGGCATCATAATCGCCAAACAGCCAGGCATCTGCCTTGGCTGCTTCACGATATGCTTTGATACACTCTTCAGTTTCCTTAGAGTTTGAATCCACTGAATGTGTCTTTTTTGACATCTTGTTTAATACCTCCAACAATGTACGATTCAACTTCTGTTTCTTGTGGTGCTACTTGTAATCCTTTTGAGGATATCCAGTGCTCAGTCCAAGGTAATGGATTGTTTCTTGCAGGAATATCATAGATTGGTTTAAGACCAATTGATCTCATTCTACGATTTG